GCAGCCCCGCCCGCAACCAGACACGACTCGTGCCAGGGCTGCGTCTTTCAACGTGCCTTCTACCCGCACTGGCAGCAGCCGAACAACCACCCCATGACCTACACCGAGAAGGTCAAAGGCTGCGATGCTTCGCCGAACTGCGAGGGGCACATCTACAAAGAGGTCGGTTTCGACCCTGCCCACCCGTGAGACTCATCGGTAACGATCCCTGGCAACTCGGGGACCTGCATACGCCGGCAGGGTGGGATGAGTTCTGCTTTGTGCAGGACATGCCCATTGCCCTGGCCGGTGACATCGCGGTGCACATCCCGCCTGAGTATGCGTTCGCCTACGACTTCGTCATGATGGTCGGGAAGTTCCTGCATACCAAGTACGGAGACTTGTGGTCTGAACACAGGAACTTCTACCTGTCCCTGAAGCACACCATGGTGCCCAAGGGGCAACCGCAGACACGCCCGGGCTGGCACACTGACGGCTATGGGACGGATGATTTGGCGTTCCTCTGGTGTGACGCGGTGCCTACCTTGTTCCTGAAGCAGGCCATGCGAGTATCCGAGAACGACGAGCGGGCTCTCAGCCGGATGAACGAGTTCGCCGACGTGACCAAGTCGGAGCACGGCCTTCCAGGTAGGGTGTACGGCATGGACGATACGGTTATCCATGCACCCAGTTCCTCCTACCATCTGCAACCTCGCAGGTTCATGAAGCTATCGGTTAGCCGGTATGCCTATGACCTGAAGGGTAACGCCCGCAATCGGCTACTGCCTACTGAGTGGCAGCCTACCCGAGAGCGAGGTGTCAACCGCAACCAGCCGGAGAACCGGGGATGAGAGAAGTAGACGAAGCAGTGGCCAAGGTTAATGAGGCTACTGGTTTCTTGGTTACCGGGCAACTCACGGGCAGTACCTACATCTGCGGTAAGGGCAACGACATTGACGTACTCGTTAAGCCTGTAGGTGACTGGTCTTCCAAGTGGGACGGTATGTGGTTCATACTCAACAACGCGGGTTGTAAGATGGACGGTACCTACCAGGATGCAGACGACTACTTCCAGTCCTTCCGCATGGATGGTGGAGTCAACGTGATCGTGTGCCGTGACGCTAAGGTATACGAGGATATCAGCAGGGCCAGCGAAGTGTGCAAGGCCTTGTTCTTGCTGCTCCCTCACGGTGTAGTGACGAAGCAAGTGCGAGTCCTTGTCCACCGTATCCTGCGGGACAACCAGTCGGCAGAGATGGCGTTCGACACAACTACTCGGGACATTCCCGTGACCGCACCGTGAGTCTAATCCTCCTGTTCTTCACGTCGCTGATGTTCATCAGCCTGCGTGCCTTCCAGCAACTCAACGTCCAACATGATCGGTATATGTGGGTGCCGCCCACGACCATGATGATGGCGGTCTGTGAGGTGTTGAGCATCACGACCATCTTTAAGAACCCCACCCTGTGGTCCGCCGTGCCTATGGCATTGGGTGGGGTGCTCGGATGCTGGTTCTCCATGTGGTTTCACAAGTACATGAGGAGTAAGAAACGATGAAGGGCCTGACCGCATGGGACATCGAGACCACCATCAAGACCGCGTACAAGCGCAAGGCTACCCCGTTCGGGAAGCTGAACTACTGCGTGGTCCATGGCTTCCGGCACTTCGGGGAGCAGACCCAGGCACACTACTTCGGTAAGGTGCCACCGGGACCGGGCTGGATCAAGCAGGTGCTGCGCTATGACCAAGGTACTGACACCTTCGGTACCCGCATGCTGGCCGGCTTCAACATCAAGTTCGACCTGCTGCATGCGTTGCAGGATGAGGTCAACCTCAAGCTCTGGATGAAGTACGTTGCTCGTGGCGGCCTCATCTGGGACGTGCAGCTTGCCGAGTATCTACTCAACGGCATGCGACAGAGCGAGCACATGCTCAGCCTGGACGAGGTGGCCCCGAGGTATGGTGGTCAGGTCAAGATCGATGAGGTGAAGCTCCTGTGGGCTGCCGGTATCGAGACCTACGACATCGACCCGGTCCTGCTGAACCGATACCTTGTGGGTGAGACCCTCCCAGGTGGCGAGCGCCGGCCGGGTGACGTGGAGAACACCGAGTTGATCGCCTTGCAGCAGCTCGACCGAGCCAAGAAGGTAGGCCAGCTCAACTCCATCATCCTCAATATGGGGTCCCTGCTCTGCACCATTGAGATGGAGCGGAACGGGATGTTCATTGACGTGGCTCTGGGTCTCGTCCTGGCTGAGGAATTGCGTACCCACATCGCTGAGGTGCGCGGTCAGCTCGAAGCCTACCTGCCCAAGGGTATGCCCTTCGAGTTCAAGTGGACGAGTCGTTTCCACAAGTCCGCTCTGATCTTCGGCGGGACTGTGCAGTGGGACGCCCACCAGTACGACTACGACACCGAGCACGTAGCTGCCACAGGCGGGCACGATCCTCTGTGGGGTGAGCTGGGCACCATCTACAAGCACGTCTATGATGCGCTGCCGGATGCGGAGAAGCCACGCCTGTTGTACTCCCAGAAGGATGAGGAGCACTACCTGCTGGTGGACGGTACCACCATGGCTATACAGTCATGGCTCAACCAGAGCGTTGGGGCTGAGGCGTGCGTAGTAGGCGAGCCCCCTGACCTAGTCCGCAACAAGGGCGGCAAGAACGCAGGTGAACCCAAAACCAAGAAGGTCAAGGTTGATAACCTGGAGAAGCCCAAGGGCCGGGCCTGCAAGGCACCGTACAAGTTCGAGGGCTTCACCTACCCCGAGAAGCGCTGGGAGTCTGCCGACGTAGGTTTCTATAGCACTGCTTCCGAGGTGATCGAGGAGCTGGCCGACCGTGGTGTGCCGTTCCTCAAGGCGTTCGCTGAGCTTCAGTCCCTGACCAAGGACCTGAGCACGTACTACATTGTGACCGACCCGGAGACGGGTGAGTCCAAGGGTATGCTGTCTCTGGTGGACCCGGATGGGTTCATCCATCACAAGCTCAACCATACCAGCACGGTTACCGCACGGTTCTCCAGCTCCGACCCGAACCTCCAGAACATCAGCAAGGGTCTGATCGACCCCAAGACTGGCAAGCTGGTCAAGGGGTCACAGGTCAAGCGGGTGTTCATCAGCCGGTTCAAGGATGGGGTCATCATCCAGTCCGACTTCTCGGCCCTGGAGGTGTACGTCCAGGCTATCCTGACCCGCTGCAAGCAGCTCATCGCTGACTTGAAGGCTGGCCTGGATATGCACTGTGCCCGAGTCGCGACCAAGGAGAAGATCGAGTACGCCGAATCGGTGCGCCTGTGCAAGGGGTACAAGGATGAGGTCACGGGTAAGTTCGTCGAGGCTGACCCCGTGTGGGATAAGAAGCGGACCGAGGCCAAGGTGTTCTCGTTCCAGCGTGCTTATGGTGCAGGTGCTGAGAAGATCAGCAACAGTATCGGTATCCCCAAGGCAGAGGTCGAGGCCCTTATCCTTGCCGAGAACACGCGATACCCGGAGATTGAGGAGTATTATGCCGACCTCACCGTGGCGGTTAAGCGCTCCAGGCGTCCTGGTGGCGGGGCGGTCCCCCATCCCGACGTCAGGGGAGTCATGTGCAATCTAGGAACTGGTACGTTCCGCACTCCTGATGGCAAGCTATACAGCTATCAGGAACATCCTGCCCCCGAGTACCTCGTTAAGCGAGGTATCTTCAGTTCATTCTCTCCTACCGAGCTTAAGAACTATGTGGCCCAGGGTGGAGGTGGTGAGTGGGCCAAGGCCGCAATGTGGCTTGCCGTGCGTGAGTTCTATGCACGGGAGAACTTCGGCGGGCTGGCCCTCCTGGTCAATCAGGTTCACGACGCACTGTATGCCGACTCTGATCCAACCGTGAAGACCGAAGCTGCCGCCGTCCTGCATGCCTGCATGGAAGGTGCCAGCGACTTCATGGAGTGGTTCTTCAACTGGAATGTCCCGGTGCCTGTCCCTTCGGACACAACCTGGGGGCCTTCGATGATGGTCGAGGATCGCATCGAGGGTGTAAAGGACTTGGCAAAGCCGATTCGTGAGAGTCTGCGGGTCAAGTATATGGGTGGCTATAGGCCATCGTTCGTTAACTGAAGGAGTACATCATGAGTACCAACAAGTTTGCCGCAGCAGCGGCAGCCGCCGCAGCCGTTGTCAACATGACCCAGGCCTCGGCCGGGGGTGGTGACTACACCCCGGCACCGGAAGGCCCCTGCCGCCTGCGGCTGGTGGGCTATGTGGAGTTGGGCCAGCACATGGGCAGCTACCAAGGTAAGCCCAAGAAGGAGAACCTGGTTCAGGTTACCTTCGAGCTGTCGGGCCCGAAGCATGCCCCGGTGGAGATCGACGGGAAGAAGTACCCGTACCTCGTGACCATGAAGCTGAACAAGAGCCTGTCCGACAAGGCCAAGTTCTTCAAGCTGTTCCAGCTCCTGAACTGGGAAGGCAAGGCCACCCACATGGCCGAGCTGCTGGGTGCTGCCTATAAGGGCCGCGTTGTCCACCGCAAGTACAAGGGCAACGACCAGAAGGAACGCACTGCGGTCGAGCTGTTCGATGGCAAGACCAAGTCCTTCACCATCGAACCCCCGCGCAAGCTGGACGACGACACCGGTGAGTACCTGCCTCTCCAGGTGGATGCCCCGGTCTCGGAACTCAAGTGCTTCATCTGGGACTTCGCAGACATGGAGCAGTGGTCCAGCATCTTCATCGAGGGCGAGTACCCCGAGGAGAAGGACTCCGAAGGCAAGGTCACCCGGCCGGCCCGCAGCAAGAACCTGCTGCAAGCCCGCATCAAGCAGGCCCTGAACTTCAAGGACAGCCCGGTCCATGCCCTGCTGCTGAACAACGGCCAGCCCATCGACATCCCCGACGCCGGGGAAGAGGATGACAACGATCCCCCGTTCGACCCGGACACCCCCGAGGGCGGTACCGAGGACAGCAACGGCGGCACGATGCCCGACCCGCTGGCGGGCTAAGCCATGTCGAAGTTCGCAGCGGCCATCCTGGCAGCGGCGGCTTCCTCCCCCATCATTGACGCGAGAGCCCCGGTTGTCAAAGGCCGGGTGCTCCTCATCGACGGTGACGCCATCGCATACAACTGCGCCGGTAATGATGAGTGCGACCCGGGCCAAGCCCGGATCAACGCCCTCAACAAGATCGAGCGGGCGATGCAACGTGGGGGTTGTGAGTCTGTCAAGGTCCTGGTCACAGGGCGAGGTTCCCACAAGGGGCATCGCTACGCTGTGGCCCGGGTCAAGCCGTACCAGGGCCAGCGGGAAGGTTCCCGCAGGCCGAAGAACTGGGAGTACCTGCGCGGTTGGGTGGAAGCCCACGAGCATGCGGACCTGAGCACGAATGCCGAGGCGGATGACCTGTTCCGCAAGTACGGTGTCGTGCGGGGCTGGGAGAACGTGGTCATCCACACCCAGGACAAGGACATGCGCATGTGTCCAGGTCGCCATCTGACGTGGAGCACACTGGAGCTGGTCACGGTGCCGGAAGGTACCTACGATCTGGTGGCCGGTGGTTTGCAATACGGACTCAAGTGGTTCTGGTTGCAGATGCTGATGGGTGATGCGGCCGATAACATCCCAGGCCTTCCCAAGTACGTCAACGACAAGGGCAACCTTGCCCAGTGTGGTGAGAAGACGGCGGAGAAGCTGCTGGCCCTGGCCTCGTCCAACGAGGAAGCCAAGAGCTTGGTTCGCCACCACTACAAGGCGTACTACGGGGATGAATGGGACATCCAGTTCCTGGAGCAGGCTGTCCTCCTCTGGATGCGGCGCAAGCCCGGCAACGTCT